GCTGATGTCTTGGCAGGGAAAGCCGCCAGAAACCACGTCAACACGTCCGCGCCAAGGTCGGCCGTCAAAGGTTCGTACGTCATCCCAAATCGGGAAAGGCGGGAGTAGTCCGTCATTCTGTCGGGCGACGAGTACGCTTGCGGCATAGGCGTCGTACTCGACGGCGCAGATGGTGCGCCAGCCGAGGAGCTTGCCGCCGAGTATTCCGCCACCAGCGCCCGCGAATAGAGCCAGCTCATTCATGCACCTCTTCCTTTCACACTTCACACTTCAAACTTCTAACTTTTCTGTGCAGCCACATAGCCGCAACGGCGCCCAGCCCGCCGCCTGCGCTGATCCAGGGCCAGGCGTCCCAGCCGGAGACCCCGCTAGCTGCATCAGCTGCGCCAGCGATAGCCGCTCCTCTTCCCCCGGCATCGCGCCAGTCAGCCGGAACCAGAAGCGGCGGCGTATTGCTAACTCGCCGACTACCGCGGCATCGTGCATGGCTTCATGGTAATCGGAGGCACTCATGGCAAACACGTATTCCGGGAGAGTGTCTATCACACCAAGCGTCTCGCCGGCCGCGTTGCGCACTTCGCATCGCGGTTGTAGCGCGGGCGAGCCCGCGCCTACGGGCGATTGTTTGCTCATGCCAGTGCTCCCAGCAGGTCCATCTGCTCGGTGTCCTTCCGCCCGATCTCGGCCTCTTGCAGATTGGCGACGGCTTGGCGGTAGTAGGCCGGCTTGAGCTCGGCGCCGATGCCGCGGCGGCCGAGGCAAACGGCGCTGTAGACTTCGGACCCGACGCCCATGAACGGGGTCAGCACGGTCTCACCGGGGTTGCTGCGCAGCACGATGGCGCGGTCGATTACGTCGAGCTGGAGCGGGTGGACGTGCTTTTCGTCTTCCGGGTCTTTGCAGTCTTGGAACGGAAGCACGCGGCCCTGTCGGATGTCGTCCCAGATGCTGCTTGCGTACTGGCGCCAAATCCACTGGCTGTAGCGGTTTTCGGTCTGCTTGCCGGTCCAGCCTTTGAACGGCAGCACCTCGGGCGGCATCGGGCTTTCGCCTGCGTACTCGTCGAGTCCCGTCGGGTGGGCGATCGGGATAGGGTTTTTGCCGCGTTTGCGGAACATCAGCAGGTAGTCTGCCGATGCGACACCGGCATAGGCGCTGTCGTCGACGATGGTCCTGTGGGCCAAGCTCTTCGCCAGGGTGCGGTTGCGCACCCAGAGCGGCTCTTTCCAGATCGTGTAGCGAGCAACGAAGTCGAGTCCGTGCCGCTCGTGCAGCCGGATAATGTCACCGGGAAAGTCTGTCAGCGTGTCCATTCCGGTATTGCCGGATGGCACGTCGGTGCAATGTACCGCCGTCAATCGCCCAGGAAGCGTCAGACGGGCGATGTGCTCAACGACATAGCCGTAGTGGTCGAAGAACCGCGCATAGCTGGGGTTGTTGGACAGGTCGCGGTCGCTGCTGCTGTAGACGTAGAGTCCGCCGCCGGCATGGGCGAATGGTGGCGAGTAGACCGAGAAGTGCACGGACTTGTCTGGCATTGCGGACATGACTTCGATGCAGTCGCCGTTGTATGCCGCATAGCTGTCGGTGATGGTTTGGTCGATTACAGCCATGCTGGCATCTCCTGTTGGGTGGTGAATCGCGCGCCTTGCGTGAGGCTAATAGCGTGGTTCATCTCGGCGACGAGGTTGGAGAACATCGCGTCGACTTGTGCGGCTTTGCGCTGCAGGTTCTCGAGGACCTTTTGCTCGCCCTCCGTGGCGACGATGTCGACGTGCACCTCGCGCTTTTGGCCAAAGCGGTAGCAGCGGCGAACGCCCTGGTAATACTGCTCGTAGGAGTGCGAGGGGAAGAAGGTCGTGTGGGCGCAATGCTGGAAGTTAAGTCCCCATGCGCCGATCTTTGGCTTGGTGACCAGTACGCGGATGTCTCCGCTGGCGAAGCCTAGGAACGCCTCTTCCTTTTTCTCGTCCGGGTCGCTTCCGGCGACTTGCACGGCGTTGGGTATTAGGTGTTCGAGCAGGTTGCCCTCGTCGTTGAGGTGGCACCAGGAGAGGGCCGGCTGGTCGTGGTTGACCAGCTCGGCCACCTTTTCGCAGCGTTCGGTAATGGTGCGTCGGCGCTCTTCGCGCTGCTCGCGAAGGTCTGCGGCGGGAAGCGCAAACAGCATCCCTGGTGCGCAGGTGGCGGACTCGACGATGTGCAGCTGTTCGTGCAATGGCGGCAGCACGAATCGAGCGTCGTCGAAGCCGACATCCGACGGCCGTCGCGCGGCCCTGGCCCACGAGCAGACCCATCGCCAGAACGGCTGTTCGGCGTGGCCTTTGAATCGCCATTGGACCCTTTGCCCGTACATCCCGCGGCTTGTGCTGTTGTTGTTGTCGTTCTTGAAAAATCTCGCGAGCATGTCCTGGTGGCCCAGGTATCCGAGGGCCTCTGAGCTGGTGCCCAGTTCGACGTAGTCGTTTGGCGCAGCGGTGGCGGTGGCGAGCAACCGGTATGGGACCTTGCGCATGAACTGCGTGATCTCCGATCGGCGGGCGCCGTCGAAGCTCTTGAGGATTGAGCTTTCATCGCAGACGACGCCGGCGAAGTCGGCGGCGTCGAAGTGATGCAGCCGCTCGTAGTTGGTGACGTTGATCCCTTTGCCGGCGATACCGAGCGGGGCGCGCACGGCCGCGATGCCGAACTTTTCCGCCTCGCGCACGGTCTGCGCCGCCACGGCGAGCGGGGTTAGCACCAGCACTGGCTTGTTGGTGTGGCGGTGGACGTTCTCGGCCCATACCAGTTCTTGCAGGGTCTTGCCGAGGCCGGTGTCCTCGTACAGTGCCGCGCGGCCTTTGCGCACCGACCACTCAACGAGGCTCTGCTGGAAGTCGAACAGGTCGGCCGGCATAAAGACCGGGTCGAATCCGCTGTCGGCGCCCTCTTGCGCCTTGAACTGCAGGAACGCCGCGTAGTCTGTGCTGGGCGGGCTTTTGCTGGCGGTCTGCGGCTGGGATATGCTTTGCATCGTCATCTGCTTGCCTCTGTGTTAGGCCGGTGGGTGAAAGTCAGCCGGTGGCGTTGCTGCGCCTCCGGTTGGCGTTTTGTCTTTGCGCGCCCTGCACTGCGCACCTCGCACTTCCTCGCGCACTTCGCACTTCCCTATCACTCCTCTGTCTGCTGCGGCTGTTCGCCGATGGCGCCGAGCTGGTCTGCGACTTCGCGGGCCATGGCGTCGACTTCGTCGCGCAAGAGGGCGCGGATGCGTTCTTGGTCGGTCTGGCCGACGAGGACTGGTGCCATGCGGTCGGGTAGGTTTTCCCATGCGCCGGCGATGATGGCGCAGGCGTCGGCGGTGTCTTTTTTGACGGCGTCGCGGCGGATGAGCCGGCCGGCGAGCTCGTCGTCTTCGCGCTGCTTTTGCCGGGCGATCGCTTCTTCTTTGAGCATCTGCGCAACGCGGGTGCGGCGGCCGATCTCGTCCAGGTCCATGGCTGCGGCGGTCTCGCCGGGCTGTCTGTCGCTGTCGACGTGGTCGGTGTCAGCGGCCGGCTGTGCCGCCGGCTGCGGCTGCTTGGTGCTGCCCTGTGCCTCCCGGTACGCGCGCCAGCGGTCGGCGACGTCGTGGCGCACGCCGCGGGTGGCTTCCAGCCGCTGGATGCTGGCGTCGATGTCGACCAGTCCGTCCTCCGTGAGCACCAGGCGGCCGCTGGCCTTCCACCGGGTGACGGTGCCCTTGTTGACGCCGCAGCGGGCGGCGAAGGCGGATTGGGTTTCGCGGCTGATCATGGGGAAGTGCGCAGTGCGGAGTGCGGAGTGCGCGACCGGCCGCTGCGCATAGGTGATATCCAACGGGTTGTCGACATGGCGCCACGCACTTCGCACTCCAGCACTTCGCACTTCCCAACGGGGTGGCAAGACTGGCAAGACCTGATGGGCGGAAACGCGCCAGGTCTTGCCAGCTCTAACCCTCTATATCTCTTCTCTTTTTTCTCTTTCTGGCAAGACTGGCAAGACTGGCAAGGGGTAAAAGCATTCTTGTGCCGGTGATTATTGAGGGGTTTGGCCGTTACGCGCGCGCGCGCGTGATAAGGGGGAAAAAGGTCTTGCCAGTCTTGCCACCTCGCGCAAGCGGCTGTTTCTGCGCGCGTTTCTGGCGTTTCAGGTCTTGCCAGAGGTCTTGCCACAGGTCTTGCCAGTCTTGCCACCTTGTACAAGTTCGGGTTACGCATTGACGCCCTCCCGGTATTCCTGGACGGCGGCGGCGAAGTCGGTGATGTGGCGGCCGAGCCATAGGCGCTCGCTCTCGCCGGATTCCGGGCGCATGTAGGCGGGGACGACGACGGTGGACTGCTTCTGGGCCGGCTTGCCGATGCCTTCGCGGCTGCACCAAGTGCGGTAGGCGGTGTAGAGGTCTTCGGAGCGGCATGGCCCCATCGGTAGCGGCAGGTCGTCGGTGGTCCACTCGCGCCAGAATCGCTCTGTGCTGTCCATGCCGAGCGCGATGAGGTCTTGCTTGGCCTTGGTGGTGGGCGGCTTGCTGTGCGGCGTGAAGTCGCCCAGGTCGAGGTGCAGCAGGTAGTCGTGCAGTGCGGCCGTGCCGCCTTCGGCGATCTCGTGGGCGACGCTGGTGTAGTAGTCGGGAGAAAGGGCCGGCGGTGTCCAGATGACGCAGTAATGCCGGTCGTCGGGGTCGAGCTTGGCGATGTCGACCCGGTTACTGAAAAAGACGAAGTTGCAGTGATTCGACTCCAATCGTGCGGGCAGCATCTTTTCGTTGATCTGATGCTCGGGCTCGGTGATCAGGGTCTTGAGCCGGCCTTGGATGTGGTAGAGCTCGGCGCGTGAGACGACCTCGTTGCCGACGGCGAACAGCTTGCTCGATAGCCATCCGTTGAAGTTGCTTTCTAGCTCGACCTGGCTGAATTGGGTGCCGTAGCGGCCATAAATCTTGCGTATCTGCCCGAAAAATAGGTTTTTGCCGGTGCCTTCCGGTCCGTGCACCAGGACGCTGGTCTGCATTTTGGCGCCGGGGTGCTGGATCGGGTACGCGAGCCAGTGCAGCAGCCAGTCGTAGACGGCTTGGCTGTCGGTCTCGCCGTCGCAGAGGACTTGCAGCAGGTCCAGCAGTCGGTCGCAGCGGCCGGCCTTTGGTGATGTGGGCCAGCCGCTCCAGAGGTTGCACTTGATGTCATTGTCGGTCTCGGTGGGGTCGAACCCGACCTGCTCCGGCAGCACGGTATGGCGGCCGGGATGCTCTAGCCAATAGCGCACCAGACCCTTGCCGGCGGCGCTGCGCAGCGGCCCCAGGCCGATGATGCGCGCGCGGGCGGCGTCGAATACCGTGTCGGTGCCGTAGATCAGCGTCATGTCGCTGAGCAGGATTTCCATATCAAAGAGAAAGTCGTGCGGGTCGCGCCCCTCCCCCCCGGTTGTTGTGTGGCGCGCGGCGGCTTGGCCGGTCCAGCCGAGCGCGGCGAGTCGCTGCTCGATCTGTGCGCGTACCGTGTGGAGGCCCTCGATCGCGTGCAGGTCGTTGTAGTCGGTCGCCTTGGCGACGCCGAGCTCGCGGAGGATGTCGCCAACGCGGGTGCGGTGGTCATCGGTGGACCAGTCGACGCCGTCGGCGATGCGGCGCCGCAGATCGACCTGGGCCGGGTCTGTGAACACGGGCGAGGCAACGGCGCCACCGACCGCCAGCGCGGCAGCCCCGCCGGCATCGATGCCTGGGTTGCCTTTGGTGGCGCAGTCGTCGTCAGCGCAGACCAGTACGCGGGCGGTCGGGTAGCGGCGACGCAGTTCGCGCGCGACTGGGGCGAGGTTGCCGGCATCGAAGGCGACGGCGACTGGGTAGCCAGTGGCCTCGTGCAGCGTGGCGCCGGTGGCGTAGCCCTCGCACAGCAGGACCAGGTCGGACGGTGCGCCGATCTGAAACCATCGTCCTTGCTTCTGCAGCCCGGCGGGCCAGTATTCCTTGTCGCGACCGATCCGCTTGATGCGCGCCGCGTGACCCTGCCGGCTGAGGATGAATTGAAGACCGTGGACGCGGCCGGCGCCATCGCACATCGGCACGACGACGGCGCCGGTCGCGGTGTAGCGCACGCCGTGGCCGAGCACGCCCTTGCGGGCCAGGTAGTCGGCGGTCGGCGGGGCCTCGTGGCTGCATCGGCGCCAGACGGTCTCGGCGCGACGCGCGGCGCGCTCGGCGGCTCGCGCCCGTTCGGCCTTGGCCTTGCGGGCGTCGTCGCGCAGCCGGGCACGCAGGGCTTGACGCTGCTCATCGCTGACGGCGGCGCGGTCCAGCTCGATCTTCTGCGCGCCGTTGTCGTTGCCCTGCCAGACGCCGAACGATCCCACGACAAGGTCATCGCCGAGGCTGCCGCGCAGCACGTGCAGGCAATACCAGCCGCGCCGCTCATGGTCCCCGTCGACCTTGCACCGAACGATCCTCCCGGACGCATCCAGGTGATCGACCAGCAGGCCGGCCGCGCGCATCTGCGCCAATGCGCTGTCATAGTTGGCCGCCACGGTTGCCTATGCCACCGCGCCACAAACTAGCCAAAGC